ATCTTCTTCATCCAGACCCCACTCGATAAGCATCTTACCCGAAACTTTACCCCAAAACTCAAGGGCATCGAACTCAGTCGTCGGACGCATATAAGCGTAGTACTTACGCTCCTCCTCGTCCTTCTGGAGTTCCACATCCTCATTGATCCACGAGGTGCCGTTACCGTTCTCAAGCACTTGACGCACTGCATCATCGTCGTAGCCCGGAACACCGATCAGATCGGAGAGCTCCATACGGGTCATGCGGTGCAGCTCAAACAAATAGCCATCGCCAAGATTGGTGATGCCCGGCTCGGGATAAATACGGAAGGGATCGACGCGCTCGTACTCAGGCCCGAGTTTCTCTATGGGCTCAACAATCGTACGTCCCGAAGGATCAGTTGACCACCCAAGGGTACGCTGTCTGCGTACGATCGGCCCCTTGATAAAGGCCGTGGGGAACGTCACAAGGTCGGTGATAAAGTCGTTGAATGAATTTTCCCAGCCGCCTTGAGCAAACTGGTCTTGGATCTTAATCTTCATGCGATCGGCACGAAGCTGTGCTTCTTGCATCACGGAGAAGCGGTAGTCTTGCGACACCATCTCTTTAATCTCTCGCATCTCCTCTTGCGAGGGAGCCTTACCGTACTCCTCAACGATCTTGAGCACACGCTCAGCAAACATCGACTGGATCTCGCGCGACTGCGCAGGAGCTAGGTCGGGGATAGGACTTGCTTGTAAGTCCCAAGGTGGTGAGCCGTTGTCAAGTAAGATGTCCCTAAGCCAAGACTCCGCAGCACGGCACTTGACCTCGGTAATCATCATGTAAATTTCCGAGCCGCCCTGTCCACGAATCTGCTGGAGCTTGTCGGCTTCGTACTCACCGTTGCGCTGGCGCATCGCGCGCAGCATTTTGTACTCGATGGGGCGCTTGGCAAGGCGGGCAACATCCCAACACTGGCGCAAATATCCCGCAAGTCCAAGGATAACAGGTTGGTTCTGTCGTTCTTGTAGCGCGCGATCGGATACCTCTTTCTCTTGCTTGACAAGATCAGAGTTACTCACGACCCGCAAGAATGTTAGTCCGGCCATTTACTTTGCCTTTTCGCAAAACTCATGCACCATCTTAGCTACTGGCATCAATGGCGGTTTGTACTCCACCATCATATCACTATATTCGATCGGTTTACCAGCCATTCCACTGGTGTCCATCTTCTCATTTTGCGAGATGATTGTGTACGGCTTACCGCTTTTGGCTTTAGCTTTCATGGTCGCTCCTTACCTACTTTGAGGTTATACCGCGGAGTATACACGTTGAATACAAAAAAGAAACCCCCAGAGCAGAGCTCGATGGGGGCAAACCCCCATTGCTGGGAGAAGGAGATTACCACTGCGGAGGGACACAGCGAAGTAATCATATCATGTCCAGCCTGTTGCAGGAATTCTTTTTATCTCTCGGCGCTGCCCAAGTGTGTTACCTTCACCTGCGTTGCCAATGTGCAACATCAGGTACTGAAGTGCTTCAGCTACATGGGAGTGTTTGTTTTTGTCGATGTCGCCATCACCCTTGGGTTTATAACGATAACCACCCATCATGGCAGCTTTAAGCTGAGAACATCGGGGGTCTAGCAAAAACGCAGGATCACCATCGACTTGTCGCATGAGATACTCATCAACCGCGTTGATGCGCGCCGCTACACTATTGGTCTTAGCTGGGTATACCTTGAACCCTTCAGCCTTGATGATGTCCACCACGCTGCGCTCATCGGTCTGCGCGCGCTGCACACCGGCCGGGTCTACGACAATCACAATGGGCGCTCCGGGAAACCGTTCGTAGAGCAACGGCCTGAGCATGGAGCGAATAAACCTTTGGATGCCCATGTCAAACGACACACACTCGTCAAGTATGAGCGCGCGCCCGCGGGGATCTTGCTGCCCAAGCACGGCTGCTGGGGTTAACCCTAAGTCCATCCCAATCACAATCGGACGTATACCGTTAAGTATGGGACGAAGTGTGGACTTGGCCATGTGGTAGTCCGGCCGGAAGTATTTGTACACCGGCATACCCGCCGAGGACAGACCGTACTCACCGTCAATGTAGACACGTATGTACTCCTCCGAGCGACCCTGCGTGTCGTAGTACCCATCGGGTAAATGCTCTACGTTCTCGGCGTAGATACTGCGCCCCGAGGGTTGTTTGAACACATCCCAGCCGTTATTGTTGGGCGACACACCGTCCTTAGGGTCGATGCCTTCCATCTGGTAGTACCACCACGTATCCATCGTGGGCGGGTTGGTGTCGCCCCACATCCCATGCCATGTCGGCCCCCCATCCTTGGAACTCGGGAAGCGCCCAATCCGTTTGGACATCGCGTCCATGATGTCTGGGTGAATATCGCGGCACTCGTTAAACCACGCGAAGGTTAATTCCAACGAGTTCAAGTTCGCCACATCGTCGGCGTCGTCCAGCGCACGGAACATTATCTCGCACTCAACGTCCCCGACTTTGAAGAAATACGTCTTGGTCGTGCGCATATACTGCCCACACTGGCCCGGCGGGAACCAGTCCAAGAAGGTCTTGATCGTCGTATCCTGCAACTGACGCGCGGTCTCTCGCACAACAGCCGCCCGCGTTTTGCGGATGCCATTGGCGTTGGGTTCTTGCATGGAGGCACGGCGCACCACTTCAAACGAGCAGGTCACGGACTTACCTGAGCCTACTGGACCCATGAGTGCGCGCATCTTGGCGTCGCTCGCCATAAACTTCTTACCCGTAGGCGGCGGCGTGTAGGAAATATCAAGCGCCACTGGGCACCTCTTGGGCAGGTTCAAGCAGCATTACAATAAACTCGCGTCCCACTTTCTTGGACTTGGTAATCTTTGTTTGGTAGGACTGGCGGTGTTCGCGCAGGGTCGCTTCCATGTTCTTGGTTTCGGTTGTTGACCGAAACCTGACAGCCGGCACTCCGTTGTACGTATCACTGAACTGATTCTGAATACTCAATGGTAGTTGCATCACTGGCCTCGATTGTGGACGCTTCAATGGTGCGCGCGTCACTGGGGTTGTTACCAAGATTTATCGTAATGCGTACGCCCCCTGCGCCACCTTCTGTGGTGACATCGTTCTTTGGTTCGAGTCCTGCCCACTTCACTGTGGACTTGATGAGGTCGGCCTTGACCGCGGGGCTGACGTCCGGGCTGTGTATCAACAACCAAGATGTTGTCAGGAGTTCTTCCGCTTGGGCCCGGGCCTTTAGCTTGAACGTAATTCCTTTCTCTTTGACTTCCTCACGGTACATCTCCACTTTCTTAAGAAACACCGGATCAGCTTTGAACAGCAGCATATCACTGGCTGATATAGTATGGCGCCCCATAATCTCTTGGAGCGTTTCACCACTGCCTTCGAGCGTAAGTGCCACATCGAAAGCCAGTCGGTCATTCCATTTGGTGTGATTCAGAGGTAGATTATCCATAGGCGAAATATATATGTGTACTACACGCGTGTCAATAGGCAGTGCGTGAGATAACTTTACACGTACTTTTTTGGGGGCTGGAATTTTTTTAAGGTGGGGAAAGTGGGGGGACTAAGAAATGTTTAATGTTTGGTTTTAAGGGTTGTAGATTACGAGGTTTACTAAAAATAAGGGGCTATGAAATTTTCGCTGTCCATGTGCCTTTTCGATCTTTGCCAATGCAATCATGTTGCAATGCACAATCAATCATGCTTTCACTAGCTAACTTGACACTTTTGTAACGTTCAGGCAGTTTGAAATTGTCGGTTCAACGGAATCGACAGAGCGAGAGTAAATCGCTCTCGCTCTTTAACAATCTGTAAAATGGAGTTTATCATGGCAAAGATTTACAATGGTACAGTGTCTATCGTTCGTAATACCAAGGGTGAGATCGCTCTCAAGAAAGATCCCGAAGGTAAGTTCTCAACGGCTAACGCCAAAGAGTGCTACGAAACCTTAGTAAAGTTAGCTAAGTCCCACAAGGCAGCGATTAGCACGTACTCGCTGTTTATGACGGAAGGTGGCACTGAGCCAGTGTTACTGGCAAACAGCTTAGGTAACCCCTTCATTGCGCTGTTAGCCAAGCGTAAGACAGGGAAAACCGGCAGCAAAGTAGTGAAGTTAGCCTAAGCAATACCCAGCCCGGTGAAAGCCGGGCTGGTTTCCTAACCCACAAGGAGCACCACATGAAAGAGTATCTCAAGCTAGTTCCCCTAGCAATCGCAGTGTTCGCAGTGATTTATGTACTACTGAACCTAGCAATGTTGATGTAACCAAGAGCCCACCGCAAGGTGGGTTTTTTTATGCCTGTTTACAATGTAAAGTTATTGTTTTCTTCTGTACTAACTACTCCATACGTCGGGGGTTTATAGCAGCTATAGTACTTGACAATCCTAAGAGGGGGGATGAAGTAACTATACATGTAAAGTGTCAAGTTACTGTGCTGCACTGCACAATCTATCTGAGATATAGCTAACTTGACACACTTAGCCCAGTTCCAAATCATTTTACTTTACACTTTTAGCGTGTAAAGTTGGCAGAAAACCGTTTGGATTCAACCACTTGCAAGAAAAGAAAGAGAGACTATACATATAATTAATCTATATAAGGTAAATAAGTAACGATAATTCAATGGTCTTACCCTGAAAATTTGAATAACCTTTGGTCTTAGTCAACTATTATCCTCCCTTCGTAGCGCCACATTATACTCAAAAATCTACCTTTTATAGATTGTGCACTGCAATATCCTTATATATCAATGACTTGCACAATCTACGGGCAATCTAACCTTACACTTATTTACAGATTGTTTACACGTAAACTTAGATTAAACCACGCTTTACAGCGTATTATCTTGGGAAAGCGGGGCAACT